ACAATAGAACAGAACTAATTAAAAAATTTATAAATGAAGGGTTCACACATAGAACCCTATCTTTATTTTCAGACCAACAGTTAATGACACTAGGAAAAAAATTATTTACAGAAACTTTAAAAGATGAAGAAAAGTTATTGCAACAAAAGTTGGCCGCCAATTTACGGGCCCAAGCAGATGAAACAGATATAGAAGAGGAAGTTAGTGAAACCGAAAAAACTGAAATAACAAATATAGAAACGGACAAAACAGGAAATCCAGAGGTAGATATTGACGGAGTCCCACTAATAGTAGAACTACCTCAAGAGGTAGATGAAGACTTTGCCTCCAAAGCTCAACAAAAATATCTTTACGCGGTTAATCCAGCAGCAGCTGAAAAATTAGCATCTAAAATGACTAAACAAGACTACAAAGATTTGCCAGAATATGTTAACGAACAAAAAGCATTAGAAGATTGGATATTAGGTTTAGTTGAATCTAAAGAAAAACCAGAAATAACTAAAGCGAATTTCATAAAAACAATACAAGAACATGTGGGGTGTGGTGATGTTTCAGATTCAGATGACCCGTATACAATAGGTACTGAACTCCAAAAAGATTCATTTGCCAATGTTGTAGAAATAGCTAGAGAAATGGTACCACCAATGAATGTAGAAGTTGATGGGTTTGATGATGATGGCCATTTAAATGGTTATTTACAGGCCCCAGAAAGTGAACAAGTGATTGAGTTAAATATTTGTCCTGCTGGTAATATAAAATTAGATGGAAATCCACTTGGGAGTATGGAGTTAAGTGAAACGGACAGAGATGATGAAGGAGAATATATTGGTGCACCAGAAGCTACTACCGCACCAGCACCATTAAAAACCCCAACCATAGCCCCGAGCAGACCAGGGGAGAAAAAAAGAAGAGGACCATTCGAAAGACCACAAACAACACCAAAACCCAAAGCAAAAAATAAAAGTACATTACCAGATTGGTTAACTTCTACAAATTTGGGTAAAGCCTTAACCCAACATGGCTAAGAAAAAATTACATGAAGCACCCCCAATAGACTATGGAGATAGAAGAGAACGAATGTCCCCAGATATTGAAGCGAAATTACGTTCGCAAGAGCACCCACTAGGGGGACACCAAGCATTTCCAGATGTAGACAAAGACGGGATACCAGATAACTTTGAAGAGTTAATGGCCTCACAAAGATTTCAAGACGTTGTACAAAAAGTAAAAGACGCTACAGGTGTAGAGAATATAGACCCACAAACCTTAATGTCTTTACAACCAATGTTAATGCAGGCAGCACAAAGAGTAATGGAGATTGAATCACAGAATAAACAAGCATTAGAAACCCTTGCAGTAGAACTAGTTGTTAATGAAATGGGTATCCCAGAAGGGGATTTACAATTTGACGCCAAACTAGAAAAACCTAACATGGAAGGGATGCAGACAAAACCAAAAGAGAAAAAGAAAAAGAAAAAGAAGGAACTGGAATTTCCTAATTTTGAAATGGAGGATGAAGCTGCGAAGAGATTACAAAAACTAGATTTAGAAAAACAAAAAAGAAGATTTATAAATTCCTTAATACAAGGGTCCTCAAAGAAAGCTCACTATATGTATCATTTAATTCGAGAAAAATTAGATGAAATTGACCCAGATTTAGTGGGGTTATACTCCATAGTAATGTCAGTTAATGATTTACTTTATTGGGTGATGCCGGATATGGAAGGTATGATTGGCGGTGGCGGAGCCGAACAAGCAATGGCTGGTAAAGAAGAACTAGATTTAAAAACAGACCCACCAACGATTAAAGCAAAAGGATTAATGTTTCCTATTTTAGTTCACGAATTGTATAAAGGTGTTATGGAGTATGTTTCTGCTCACGGATTACCATCAGACCCAGATATGGCAGAAGAAGTGATTGGAATGGAGGATACTCTACCAGCAGAAGTGTGGGACTTAAGGTTAGGACCTATAATTTGGGAGAAGTTTCTTGAGGTATATCCAGACAATTTCTTTGATATTGACGAACAGAAAAGAATTAAGAATTATTTTTATTATAAATTTGTAAAACTAGAAGCCGAAGAATTCTTAATTTTAGCTAAAGAAATACTTTCCGGTACCCAAAAAGGTAAAGATACAGTAAAACAAATGATTGATGATATAGTCAAACAACTTAAAGATGAAGATTGGGAGGACGCTAGTGGTGAAACAGTATCAACAGCAGACGATATTCCAGGGTTTGAAGGAACAATGGACGCACTAGATGACATCACAATCAGACCAACAGACGAACCCACTCAAGATTTAGATATGGATACTATCCTGGACAAAATCAATAAAAGTGGTATGGAGTCTTTAACAAAAGCAGAAAAAGACTTTTTATATAACTTGTAAAGGGTTAATAATTTTCCGATATTTATAGCATATGGACCAACAAGAGTTAATACAAGAATATGCAAAGTGTCACCAAGACACTAACTATGCCATTAAAACTTATTTAGAAACATACGATAATACCCAATCTAGATATGTTCCTTTTGTATTATTTCCTGAACAGGAAATGATGTTAAGTAATTTTGATAAATATAATGATAATATAGTAAAAAAATATAGGCAAGCCGGAGTATCTACAGCAACTGCCGCATGGGTATCCAAAAATTTACAGTTTGCTTCAAAAAGTAGACCAGAAAAGATTCTTATAATTGCTAATAAATTAGATACCGCTTCAGAATTTGCAAATAAGGTAAGAGGGTTTTTAAATCAGTGGCCAGAATGGATTAATGTGGGGTTCTCCAAAGAAAAAGATTCACAGAAACATTTTAAATTAAATAATGGATGTGAGGTAAAAGCTGTAGCAACATCAGTAGATGCTTTAAGGGGGTATACACCAACCACACTTATTTTTGATGAGGCAGCATATATCGAAGCCGGAGATGATTTTTGGGCTGCATGTATGGCATCCCTTTCTACAGGGGGTAAGGTCGTAGTTATCTCAACACCCAATGGATACGATAAGATATATTATGAAATATATGAACAAGCTATAAAAGGGTTGAATAGTTTTAATATTTCTGAACTTCATTGGGAATATGACCCTAGATTCACAAAAGACCTTTTTTGGGTAAAAACAAAGGATATTGTACAGTTTTTATTGAATAGAGAAGACTATAACGAAAAAGAATTTATTGAGGAAGAAGACGCAACCAAATTTAAAGAATTACACCAAAATGGATATAAACCATGTTCTTCTTGGTTTGAAAGTATGGTAAAGAAACTTAAGTATGATAGAAGAAAGGTACAACAAGAGTTAGAAAGTGCTTTCTTAGGTTCTGGGGATAATGTAGTGCCTGTAGAGACAATAGAAAAAATAAAAAATGAAGATATTAGAGAACCGGACGATATGTTTGTTGGTAATCAAATGTGGATATGGGAAAAACCTATTGAGGGGAATAGATACATTTTGGGGTGTGATGTAAGTAGGGGGGATTCAGAAGATTTTACATCTATAGTCATTATTGATTTCGATACACGACACCAAGTAGCAGAATACTTAGGTAAAATACCACCAGATTTAGCAGCTGATATAATATATAAATGGGGTAGTATGTATAATGCATATGTGGTGACAGATATAACGGGTGGTATGGGTGTCGCAACTTCTAGAAAATTACAAGAGTTAGGGTATAAAGATTTATATGTAGAAGGGGTTAATACCGCGGATAAGTGGAAATATAACCCTAATTCACTTAGTAAAATTCCTGGAATTTCATTTAATAATAAACGTGTACAAATAATCTCCGCATTTGAAGAGGCTTTAAGACATAACTTTATTGTTAGGTCTAAAAGGTTATTAAATGAAATGTATACGTTTGTGTATCTAAACGGTAGGCCAAATCATATGAAAGGAAAACATGATGATTTAATTATGGCATTAGCTATGGCTTTATATGTTGGGGAACACTCTTTTTCTGACCTTAGTAAAGCTGATAGCCTAACTAAAGCTATGTTAGATAGTTGGACCACAAGTGACAGTATTACCTCTTCTGAACCATCACATAGAAGACCACAACAAAATGTAGGACTGTTTGGTATTCCAGGAAACCAGAATAATGATATGAAACAACTGTATAAGGATAATGCATGGTTATTCGGGAAATTCCGATAGGAAATAATTTACTATTTATAATATAATCAGTATCATTACAATATGGCAGACTTAACAATATATCAAAGACTCGGTAAACTATTTGGACCTGGGGGGCCAACAAAATCCGAACCTACTTACCAAAAATTTAAAGTAGGTCCCCAAGACATTCTAAAAACAGACTCCAAAGGAGATTATGAAAAAGAAAAGTTGCAGATGCAACAATCTCTATACTTAGCTAATCAGTGGCAGAAAATAGATAATGAACTATATACCAAGTCTGTATACTACGAACCTACTAGGTTAGCATCTTATTATGATTATGAATCTATGGAGTTTACTCCAGAAATTTCTGCGGCATTAGATATATATGCGGAAGAAGCAACCACCCCATCTGAAAAAGGGTATATGTTAAGTATATATTCTGAATCCACAAGAGTAAAATCTATTTTAGGGGACCTATTCAATAATGTACTAGACGTAAATACAAATTTACCTATGTGGATTCGTAATTGAGATNGNAAATATGGGGACAATTTTGTTTACCTAAAAATTGACCCGGAAAAAGGAATTATTGGGTGTAATCAATTACCNAATCTAGAAATGGAAAGAAGTGAGGGACATAGCTACCTAAACCAATATAGTAATGATGACACAAAAACACATAAAACAGAATTTAAATGGAGGGAGAAAGATATTAAGTTTAACTCTTGGGAAGTGGCACACTTTAGATTATTAGGTGATGATAGGAGATTACCATATGGTACTTCTATGTTAGAAAAATGTAGAAGAATATGGAAACAGTTATTGTTAGCTGAAGACGCCATGTTAGTCTATAGAACTTCTAGAGCACCAGAAAGAAGAGTTTTTAAAGTATTTGTGGGTAATATGGATGATAAGGATGTGGAGTCGTATATCCAGAAAGTAGCTAATAAATTTAAAAGAGACCCTGTCGTAGACCCACAAAATGGTAATGTTGATTTAAGAATGAATCAGATGGCAGTTGACCAAGATTATTTTATACCAGTGAGAGACCAGGCCGCTCCGAGTCCTATAGATACTTTACCTGGAGCTACTAATTTGAGTGAAATAGCTGATATAGAATATATACAGAAAAAATTACTTGCGTCCTTGAGAATACCTAAAGCATTTTTAGGTTTTGAAGAAGTGGTAGGGGAAGGTAAAAATTTAGCTTTATTGGATATTAGATTCGCTAGAACTATAAATCGAGTCCAAAAAGCCATAATACAAGAATTAAATAAAATAGCCATTATACATTTATATGTAATGGGTTTTGAAGATGAATTAGAAAATTTCTCTTTGGGGCTGACAAACCCATCTACACAAGCAGAGTTATTAAAATTAGAACAATGGCAAACTAAAATTACACTTTATAAAGATGCAGTAGGTGACCCTGGAAGTGGTATAGCACCAGTTTCAGCTACCTGGGCTAAGAAATTTATATTGGGTATGAGTGACGAAGAAATTAAATTAGATTTACAACAACAACGATTTGAAAAAGCTTTAGCTGGTGAATTAGAAACCACTAAAGAGGTTATTAAGAAAACAGGGTTATTTAATAATATAGATAAATTATATGGTGCACCAGCCGAGGAAGGGGATGGTACAGGGGAAACACCCGGTGAAGAACCAGGTTTAGACACCGGTAGTGAAGCAACCTCAGACTTTGATATGGGGGGTCCTGAGACAGAAGCACCGGGAGGTGGTGAAGAAATTACAGAACCTACACCAGCCGCTGAAGGATTTAATAAAGAAAAAGGTTTCCCGTTATTAATGGAAGAAAAGGGTCTGTCATTAGACGGTTTAGAAGAGGTAGTTAATAAAGCTAAAAAGAATATTGATACTATAAATGAAGAAGTAGATTCATTATTAGAAGATTAACTATATTTATTATAAAATACATTTATGAAAAGTTTCGGCCACTACAAAAATAACATTGATAGCATTTTAGAAAATTCATTTAGAGATAGTAGTAAATTTAAAAAGAATTTATCTGTTATTATGGGAGCGATGAAATACTCTAAAGTACTAAGAGAGTTCTTCACACTATATAATGAAATAGAAAGTAAACACTTCACCAACCCACAAGAATCCAAAGAATATATAAATGAGTCTATTGATTACTTAAAAAATAATAAAAATAAATTAAGTAAAGTAGAACCAATGTTAAATAAGATTATATCGGATAGGAAAGAACTATGTGTTAAAAAATCCAATAAAATATATGAGAACATAGATAATGTAGTATTTAATAAACGTATTACAAATTTAGAAAATATAAGTAACTCAAAGAATTTTTTAAGTGAGAATATGTTAGGACTAAAAAAAATACAAGGTAAAATTAAAAGTCCTAAAATACTTTCATATGTCCTATCTAAAAAATATGGAGAAGCTTATAGCCAATCACTAACAGAAAACCAACAAAATATCCTTAAAAATGCATTATTAATGACAGAAGATACACTAAATAATGAATTTAATAATGTTAAAGAAATTACCTTAAATAAAATCAATTCCTTACTAAAAGAATCCACAGATGAGACCTTATCTGCCAAACTAGTAGAAACAAAAAATGAAATAAAGGGATTAAATAACACCAAAAAATCGTATATTAGGGTTAGGGGT